ATTTTGAGCTCTAATAAAACCATCTGGATGAATAATGTATCCTTGCTTTGTATCATCAATAACATTTCCATTTTTATCAAATCTTCCACCACCTCTTATTGTACCCAAAAATTCTGCATCTACACCCAACAAATATTGTGTCATTAAATAATTAGTTGCTAAATTTTCAATAAATGTTATGTTTCCATAAATATTTAATTCACCATAACCATCTTTTACAACACTTAAAATGTCATTTAAGGCTGTTAGAAAATATATGCCATTAATATTTAAATCATTTGATAGTTTTTCAAATGTTAAATCTTGTTTAACCCTATACAACCCACGTTGGAATGGGTTATCATCATTGCCATAAATTAAAAACCAATCACCACGGTTATATTGTGTTGGTATTTGTTGCAAGAATTTTCCTAAATATTTTGGTATTTCTGATTTTATTGTTTGTGAAATTTTTGATTGATTAAATGAAATGTCTTTTAGTACAAGCATTGTTAACTTATCTAAAAGTACAACACCAGTTTCATCATATAATTCTACTCTAACTGAAACTGTATCATCACTTTCACTTGAATAAAACTGTAATATTGGCAATAGACTATCAGATGGATAAAGGTTTTCTTGCGGTAATATATTTTCACCTATCCAATTTAGAATAGTTTCTGGTTGTGCACTAAAATATGATTCTACATCATCAATAAATATTTTAAATCTTCCAGCATATTCAACTGGTTCATTTATACCCAATATTTTTTTTGATTGAAATTGTACAAGTGATGGTGTTATTCTTCCATCAGGATATATTTTTACTGTATTTGCAGTAGTAAGTAATCTATAATATGCACTTTCAGAAAAAGAATCAACCAGAGAATCATAAGCACCACCAACATTTTGTGGTTGTTTATAAACTATTGTAGTTTCAGAAGTAATTGTAGACGCTGAATATTCATTTATTGCCTCAATTTCATAATCTATAATATCACTAACTACATTAGTTTTTTTGGATATAATTCTTCCTTTGTTAGTTCCTAATAATGTATCTGATATAGTTACAATACTTCCAATTGGATAATCAACCTTACTTTTAATGTTATAAGTATAATCACTATATTTATAGTAATTTGCTAAAAAATTTACTAAGTTGTCTGCACTCTGTTTATCATAAATATATTCTGATTTGTACTCATACACTTTTTCTGTGTCTGTAGTGTTAACAACAATTGATTTATTTTCACCTTCTTTTAACACAATGGCAGAACCAGCAGTTATATCAAGTTTTTTTATAAATTTTGATACAGAATTATTAGTATTTTTGATTGATAATTTTATCTTATCTTTGTAAGGTTCACAAACATATACTTCTATCCCTGTATCTTTGATAATATCTAAATTAACATTTTCAAGATACAGTATTTTTCCTTCAGCATTTTGTGGTTCAGCATAGATAATTTCTTTATCAAGATAGTATTTATTTGGTGGAATTTCTATTAAACATTTATAACCACTTTTAGCATTAGTTGTATCACTAAATACTAAACTATTAGATATTGTTTTTAAGTCTTTCCAACTTACTATAAATTTCTCGTATTCTTCTTCAGTTTTATTTTGCAATATCTCAGTTAATGTATTACTATTGTCAAATACAAAGGTTGTACTAAGGTTAGGATTAAATAACTTATAAGTAACAAAATATCCATTATTATCAAAATACCACACATATCCATACTCAAATAATAATTTTGTTATTATTTCATGGTAAGTGTTTTTGTTTTCTTCAATCAATAAATATGGTATAGTAGTTAATATGGAAGCAATGTTATAACTATTTATTCCAGCTTTAGTTAATAAATCAGTAATAATGTAGTATACTGTTTTATTCTTGTATTCAATTTCTTGTGGTATTTTTTTCTTCAGAATATAAGAAGGTTCTACTAATTCTACTTTTAACGGTTCTAGTTTTTGTGTTCTTGAATATGAAAATTTATGTCTAAGAAATCCAGTAAATATTATTTGATTGTTCTTTTTAATTCGTGCAGGAATGTCTTTTTTGTCCAAATATTTAAATTGTTCAAATAATGTTTGATTGTGTTCTAGGGTTACTTGAATGTTGTTATCGGCTGGGCTTAGTTTTTTGTGTAGTATTTCAGTAATTATAAAATTATTCATAAGTACTGAAACATTATTCCATTGATTATTGAAATAAAATTCTACATTGTAATTATCAGTTATCATTTTCTAATCCTCTTAGGTATAACTCGCTAGTCCTAACTTAATTGCAGATTTTATCTCTTCAAGGAATGCCAAAGCGGCTTCTCTATTGGTTCCATTGATTGTTTCTATATCTATATAGATATTGTTGGTAATATCTCTTTGTCCTGTATAAGAGGCACTATTGCCACCACCTGCATAACCAACACCAGCAGATGACCCAGCCCTATCCAATTGAGCAGTAGTCAAATCTCCAAGCATGAGGCTGTTAACGTCTTGTTTTTTCATCCGCCAATTAATGTCTACAAATGGGATATTATCTAATGCCCCTAAAACCGCATTAATTGTATCAGCGATAAGATTGTAAAGGGAAGCAATAATCCATATCACCGCATTAGCAAACGGTTTGATAGCATAATTGTATAACAGCACAAAACCGTTGGTGACAAACTCGATGATCGGAGTTAGGGCGATCGTTGCTGGTAACAATATCTTGCCAATTGTTTGACCAAGGATTGCAAGGATCCCAACAATAGGCCTAAGCAGGCTATCTATTGTCGGTGCTACAACATCATAAGCAGCTTTAACAACCACCGACAATGCAGACATCATAGCTGTAACTGGAGCGCTTGCCATTACAAGCTCCATAAACATGGCCGCCCCTGTACTAAAAAGAGAACCAATATCATCAATTATTATTGACAGCGGATCCATGCTCTTCCCAAATACAGTGTACGGATCACTCTCTTGTTCCGGTTGCTGTTCTTTCATCGCTAGCTCTGCGTAATACATCGCGAGCGCTTCCTCAAGCGCTCTCTCTGTTGCTTGGGTATACGCTACCCGCAAATCATTTCCAAGCAGACTGTAAGACTGCGCCTGCAACGCTTGCAGATCTGCAAAATCAAAACCGCCACGCACTTTTATCGGCGTAAATTTTGCAAGCTCTGCAGTCTGTTTTTTTTGAGCATCAACTTGTTGCTGCTGCAGTTGCATTGCCCGCTGGCTCCAGAGCGTGATCGCCGCGTTGACCTTTGTAAGCTGGTCCTGATACATCTTCATATTATCAGCAATTGTTGCGGCAACCCCTACATCGCCAATTTCTAAAGCTTTTTTTCGATTTGCTTCATACTTGGCGATAGTTGCGTTTAACGAGTCCCGTTCTCTCTTAAGCTCGTCCAAATATCGCTGAGCATCATTTAATGTGTATGTCTGCCCAGCTCCACCACTCATTGCTTCATCAATAGCTTTTTTGTGGTTTAATAGCTCTGCAAGTTTTGCGATAAGCTGAGACAGCCCGCTGATAATCGGTGCAAAAAAATCAGAAGTAAAACTACCAAGCGCCTGCTTGAGGTCGCCCCATGCTTCGCTCAAGTTTTTCACAGACTGGGTATAGGTGCTCCCGAGATTCCCGGCAAATTCCCCATACTTTGTATTTAATAGATCGACTGCTTTTCCTTGGGCAAGTTCTTCGTCGGTGAGATTCTTCACTTCAGGGAAAAGCTTTTGCAGCTCCCTGGTTTGGCCTTCGAGCGTTCCGAGCAGCATATTCGCCGACTGCGTCCAGTCTTTTCCGGTCACATTGGACAGGATTGTTGCTGCATTGGTGAGTTTTTCTATTTCAGCCACACTGCGACCAGATACTGCAAGCGATGACACCATCTGCTCGATGGCATCTTTACTGGCAAGCGTTGTGGTTGACAGTTCTTGTATCAGATTAGTTGCTCGGGTATAATCGGCATAATTATTTGCAAAAGCATTCGATAACGCTCGGTACTTTCGGTCAGCTTCTTCAAAAGATTTTGCGGCATCCATCATCCCCGAGGTAAGTTTTTTTATTCCTTCAATGGATGCCATTGCAACAAGTCCGGCGCCCAAGGTGTTTTTTAACTTATCTGCAACACTATGCAGATCGTGTATGCTGTTTTTTGCACGATCTATGGGCCCAGTATCAGCTTTCCCGTTGATATAATACGTTACTTTTGCCGGCATTATTTCACCTCATAATAATAGTCTATTTTCTCCGCATCGCCGTCTCGTTTTCTCTCTTTAACTTCTCAATCCATAAATCGCGGAGGATATTTAAGATCTGCATTGTTTTGTAAGGTTGTTGTATTGGAGGTCCTTCGCATGGCATCATGACAAAGTAACCATGTTTCGGGTGGATAATCATAAAAAATAAATCAATAAAAAAATGCCATTTTTTAAACGCGTCAAAGAGGGCCACATCACAATCGATGCGCCCTCCATCAAAAATTATTTTTGCAACATCTCGGATTTCTTGGACTTCGTTTTTTTTAATGTAATAGCGTTCATCCAGGCTTCGATGATATCGGAAAACAATGTCCCAGAATTCATAAGGACTTTTGCTACATCCTTATTGGTAGCCTTAACTCCGCCGTCTGTGAAAGAGTGTTCAATAATGCAGGATGGGAAAATCTTTTCAAGGGCCTGTACATTTTCTGCTCCATCGGTTGAAAACTCCCGAGCCTCTGCCATTGTAGGTTCACGGAGTACGATGTAATCGGCATCGTCAATATCGTAGCGCACGGTGAAAATCAGTTTTTCTTGAGCTTCTTTCAGATCCATGTTAACTCCTCTTAGTATGCAGTAGATCGCAGGTTGACGAGTTCTGCTTTGACAGGCTCCTGCCCAGATCCCTCGGTTGCTCTCATGGAGAGTGTGTACTTAATAATGTCAGCGCCAGAGATGGTGGGACTTGCATCTTCAACTTGAGCAAAGGGGATGGTAAAGGATAAGGAATAAGGTACATCATCGTCGGCAATTTCGCCGTTTACAAAGTTGATGACAACCTCGACAACCGCATCAGTCAGAAAATAACTGTCGCGGATACTGTCAGAAGTGCTGTTATACAAAACATCAGCGGAGATCTTAACATCCCGCGCCCCCTGTTCTGGGGCGGTTAAATAAAGCCCGGTAGCAGTGGTTTGCAATTGACTGAGATTATTGTTATACTCAAACTTTATATTGGTTGCATCGAGCACCTGATTGTTAACCTTGATCTGGGCGTTCGCGAACCGGAATGCTTTCAATGCGGAAGGTGTTAGACTTCCTGTCGTGCCGCTTTCTTCATCCTTACCAATGACGTTTATGTCTAACTTAAGGTAGTCCTCAGCGTCAGCGTTAAAGCTCATTGTATTGATTTTGCATCCGGTATATGCAAAACCCTTTACCACACGGTCAATAGTAAACGTGTACGATGGCAAAGTGCCCGTTGCAGATATCGGTGTAAAGGTGTGATTATATGCGTCAGTGGTCCCGACTTGTGCAGGGGTACCTTCCACCCCAAAGAGGCCCTTTAAAAAGAACCCAACATCATCCGGCCGAGCCAATGCTGACAAAGAGCCTTCAACCTTCCGGCTCATCGTTGCGACTCGCCCCGTCATTTTCCCACCGGTTAAAAGGCCTTCATCCTTCTTCCCAAGATTTAGTTTAAAACCTTCGCTCGATACCAGGATCTGGTTAGTCGGCGTCGCCTTAGTCCCGTAGGTGTTTTCTATTCCGTATTGGACTTTTAATCCGCTTCCGCTTGCCATAGTTATCTCCTCTCATAATAATAGTCTAGTTTTTTCGGACCTTTAAGTTTCAGTTAATAGTTCGATTTGGGCCTCAAAGGCTTTTCTGTTCTGCACGCCCTCAACATCGGTGTAAAATCGTATCGACCGGATAAAAGACACATCGCAAACACCGCCCAACGATAGATCTTGCTCAATGGCAAGATACAAAGCATCAGCGTAAGCCGCAAGGCGTTCCTGCAAAGTCGCTTCATCACTTCCCCCAATAACACCGTACACCATTATTTTAATGCGAGCTAAATGACTTTCGGTTGTTAGTGTGTCATATTCAACATCTGATAAATGCAAAAACAAAATTTTATTTTCAGAATGCATGGTCATGTCCGGGTAGTCGTAAACCACTTTTTGTATTTCTGGTTTATCGTTTTGATTTATTGCGTTGATTTTATTCTCAAGATACTTGCCCACCGCTTCAAGCAATCCGGCAAATGTCATCTATCGCCTCCTCCGAGTTTATTTATTTCGTCTTGCAAAACCGCCGTCATCAACTGTTCTGCCTTTCCAGTGTTAAAATAATCATGGATGACCGGCAAGATAAATTGACGCCGCGGCAATGTCACCTGCCGAATTGTCTTCCATTCACCATCAACCTGGAATCGTAAATATTTTCTGCTTGATTTTCTCGGCATGATTGTTACTGGTCCAAGCTCATGAAACGTTGCATAAAACTTTGTGCTCTCAAATATCCCCGTAAAATTTGGGAAACTTTTATATTTCAAACTGCGAGCGAGTCCGCCAGTTTTTCGCTTTAAAACTTGCCCTTTTAATTTTGTATTTCTGATTTCTTTCTTTATCTCTGCGCTAACACGGTTCATCATCCGCCGTGCAATGTATTTCATTTTATTTTTTAACGATCCAAGAGTATTATCAAATTGGCTTGTGTCGATAGATACCTGCGCAGATAGCATTACAAAATCCTATACGGAGAAATTGCTCTCAGCCATTTGTCAAAGTTGGTGTAGTTGACAAATGTTGTCCCGACACCATCCGGAGTATTAAGACCTGTGACACCAATACGTTTACCAGTTTCCATGTATTTAAGACTTGCAATTTGGAGAACCGCAAGTTTTATTGCATCGGGGACGGTGGCATTTGAATTCCATAAGAGTAAAGGAATAATGGTCCCAGGTTTCATATATCCTGTGTAATATTCAACTTTAATAAATCCCGAATAATTATTTTTTAACGTGATGTAATTCTTATGAACTTTTTTTATATCGTCAGCTGTCAACTCGTTATCGTTGATTTTTATCGACTCAATAGCGCTCACCAATTCCGATACTGGGATGAAATCATTATTATTCATCATCCCATAATCCTCGGCTGGCGAAAAATCCAAACGGTACCCAAGGAATTGTTCAACTATATTTTGCGCTGCCCCAATGACCAGCTCTTTTACCGAGGTATTTTTATCGTTGTAGTCGTTGGTGTACGCGTTGAATTCTTCGACGGATATTATCATTTATTCCTCCGCAATTGTCGCAAGACCCTTATCGATAAGCACTCTTGCTGTCGATTCGGTGATTTTTTCTCCGATGATGTATCTACCAGGATGTATAATCCCTTCCGGAGTGTAGAGCGGTATCGTTGTGACTACAACATCAATTTTAGCGTCAGCCTTTTTGCTGTCCATTGCCACTGCATCATCAGCAGTAGCAATGGCAGGATTTTTACTCCGTGCCATTGCTTGCTCCTTTATTAGCTATTCTTCACCTTGAGGCGATAGAACCGGTCTTTGATAATCGGTGCAAAATTCATGTACTGTATCGCCTGCACAGTGATGTTGTCGGACCCTATAGTAACCACCTTATCGATGGTGAGCTCGTTAGCATAAGCCCAGGCGTACTTAGAGAAGTCTCCACCAACTGCCACGTATTGATCGCCAGCGATAGTATTAGGCGCATAAGTAGACAGGATGATAGGGGTGCCCATGACCTGCATATTGAGGAGCTGATACTTGATGGGGTCGGTCCCGGCGGTTGCATCAGCAAGGATGGTTGCAAAAACATCGGGATGCATAACAATCGCCTTGCCAGCGGCCCCGGACATAACGGCATTGACCTTAACCGCTAGGGTTACAAGATCTGCAGTTTTAATACCGCCAACAGTGCCGGTTGTAATATCCTGGCTTGTAGGTACGCCATTGTTGTCAGCGACAAATACGCCGAGGCCATTGTTGCCAGTACCACTACCGACAAGGATCTGCTCATCGACTGCACCGGCAAAAGCCTCTGCAAAGATGGCAGGGAGGTCCCGATCAAAGCTGGTAGACATCAACGCAAGCCGAGACACAGGCAGAACCGATACATAGGGCTTAGGCTGGAGCGTTTTGGGGCTCAATACCGCGGTACTATCAGCGGATACACCGGTCACGCCTTCGGCGTTACCAGCAGGCTTTGCAAGGTGCGGGGAGAGTACGGGGATAACCGTAGATGCATTGGGCCCGCCAAACTTAGACACAAGACCAGCGAGCTTGTTGCCGTCCACAATAGCGCGGATAATATCAGACACTACATTGACAGCGCCAGCGCCATTCTGAGTGATGGCACGCTTTTCCATGAGAGCAGACCGGACTTCACTCCAAGCGGTTTTAGCATCAGCGACTACATCGACAGCAGGCTGAGCGGCGCGCTGTTCCAGCTCCATTTTCTTTGCCTGGAGTTTTTCAATTTCCGCCTTTGCGGTGGTGGCGTCCACTTCCTTTTTCTGGGCTTTTTCAAGCCAGCTTCTCATCTCGAGTTTTATTATTTCGAGTTCGTTCATAATCATGCTCCTATATCATTGTTTCTAGCTCGACCAAAGTCTCAAGGTCCGCAAGGGCTCTCTGCTCATCATCAGGCTGAGTAGTCTCTGCTGGCTCAGTCTGCGCCTGTGCTTGAGCCTGTGGCTCTTGGTTTCCCGGTTCGAGTATGGTAGTTATCGCACGCACTACGGCGGCGAGTTTTCCCTTGTCTTCTACAGTCAGTTCCGGTTTTGACAAAACAGTAATAGCCTCGCCAAGGTCTATGCCCCGGACCTGTTTAATGGTGCTGATTGTCGACCTGGTAACCGCCACGCTTGTGGTGTCCTCGTAAGCGGGGAAAGCCACCATAAAAGACACCTCAAAAAGTTTAACCTCTTTGAGCGTTACAATATCAACGCCGGCCTCGCTTCGAGTCTCAGTAATAATCGGCTGGAAACCGAAAGACATGGTTTTAATGTCCCCGCGAGCAATAACCTCATAAGCGTCTCTTGCATAGGTTGTGTCTGGCAAATCTACTTCGATATAGAGCCCGTCATCACGATCATCAAACCGGAGTGTGCCAGCACCAAGCGAACCTAGAACCTTCGTTGCGTCATGATTTACCAGTGCCACTACATTTCGTTCCGAGATGGATTTCTTAAAAGCCCCTGGAGCAATCTCTTCGTAAATCCCGTACATATCAACAGAGCGCTTGTTATACGAGATAAACCCAAACAGTTTTCGCTTCCCTTCAACCTGCTCGGCTTTAAGCTCGCTTTCAATGCTGCGCTTTTCGTAGTCTATCGGTAATCCTTTCATCTTAATACTCCCCTGTTTTATCCTGCTCGAGCTGTTGCAATGCAAGTTTTTGCGTTGCAATTCTCGCAGCAATGGTTTCTTCGTTCACCGGTAAAAGGTTTGCCGGCAAATGCGGCACATCCCCAGCAGGCCCTATGGTCGGTAAATTCTCTTTTGCCCTCGCTTCATTGATAGTTAAAATGCCGGAGCCGATTTCTTTTGTGTAGGCATCAATCTTTGCTGAGGTATCAAGCTTTAATAGCGTGTTGTAATTCGGCTCCACATATAAATAGTCTAGTTCTGATAGTGTTAACAAAGATTCAAAACCATCAACGAAAGCCTCGGCGATAGGTCTCACTGCAAAGTCGATAAATATCGTGTAGAGACTTTCAAGGCCATTGTATTTGTTTTCCCCGTGCAACAAGGAAGTCGGCACATTAAAAACTTTTGCAATTAGCTCCTGAACAACCTGCAAGTTTTCATTGAGCTGATTTTCCCGATTGCTTTTTCCGCCTACATCAAGGGACTCGTACTTCACACCCTGCACCGATTTAATAATAGGCTTCCCGGAATTAAGCACACCCGCAAAGTCATTGATAAACTTTGCTTTTACATCTTCAATTTGTTCTCGAGTTAGTCGCGCGGTGTTCAGCAATTCTGAAATATCGAGAATAATTTTTTTATCGACCCCAAAAGAATTGTCCATGGTAGCCCGGAAGTAGTTGTCCATAGCAATGGCAAGGTCGAATGCTGAGCGATAGTAGTCAAAAATTGATTGCCCCTTAAGTCCGTTAAAACCAAACCGCGAAGGGATATGCAGGATCTCGTCAGCGGAGTACGTTCTATCCGATGCCTGATACACGATGCTTGCCCCGGACCGCACTGGCTCGATGGTCGATGGGTCTATCCGCAGTAGTGCTGTAACATTATTTCCGGTCCTATATTTGTACGCGTAAAAATTACCGTTGAAGTAATCGACCACCATCTGGTAATAAAATAGATACGACGGCGTCGTGAGATTAGGTCTCCGCAAAATCCGTGCAACAGTATGGTCCCTTACTTTTTCCCGCGATCCATTATCCCGCTTACGATACAAATCAAATGGCAAAGACGATAATGCCCCGGAAATCAGGTCAATGCAAGCAAGTGCCACTGGATGTTTGTTAATTTGATACTGATACCCGGGGCTGCCCTCTGTTACGATAAACTGAGTATTTACAATCGCCCGTTTCCCAAAATTAAATATTCCCATAGCATCCTCATAATAATAGTCTAGTTTTACAAGAGCGCCATTAAATCATCGTATGTGTAGGCTGACCCCATAGCCTTTATTTTTTCACTGAGTATACTGTAGGCCATAATTGATGTAATAACCGCATCAATTCTTTTGTAGGTTCTGTTTGTCTGAGGCTTAAGCGGTTTGTAATTGCCATTAACATCCGGTTTAATAACAGCACAAGAGAGCATCCACCGCATAATAGGATTACTGTCAATAATCAAACCGTCGTAAATAGCTTTTTCCCATTCCTTTGTCGGGACCGCCATCGATTTAAGGCTCTGATCAAAATCAATTGACACAATATCCTGCGTTAAATGCTCAAACACAAACTTTGACTGATAGCGGTCATAAACAACAGCCAAAATATTTTGACTTTGATACAGTTCCGCGATTTTCCCTGCAATAAAAGCGTAGTCGACCGTAGGCCCCGGAGTCAGCGTAATCAAACCGTCATCAATCCATGCTTTGATTAAAATATTTTCTTCGGCCTTATTGACCGCCTGCTCTTCCGGAATGTAGAACCAATGCCGAGCAACATACTTTTCTTTTTCTGCCCACCAGGTATACATCGAGAGCACGGTAAAATCCGAAACCTTCGACAGGTCAAACGATAGTACTGACGGAGCGGTTGCAAGATCTTCCATGGCAGGGCTTTTCTTCATGCACTTCCGGAAAACGTCATCAGGTATCCAAGCATCAATGACCGGGTCAACCCAAAGGTTGCACGTGAGCTGTTTGTAGTCGGACTGCTTGTGCGGTTTCTGCTTAGCCTCCTCGAGGTCCGCTTTAAAATCCCGGTCAAAATCGAGAACACCACACGCGAGCATCGGGTTTGCCTTTGGTAACTTTGCCGGGTCATCCCAGCGGTCCCCTTCGTCAAGCTCGTAGAGGATGGTAAAGGTACTCAGGTCCTCAATAATGCCGTCAAGGATTTTTTTACAACGCTCATATTCCTGGTAGTATGGTGTTTGCTTGTTATTGCCATTGGTGGTGATAATGACTGCAAGCGGTGAGGTGACAGAGCGGAAACCGTACCTGATAATCGAGAGAAGCTCGTCCGTGGGGTATAGGTAATACTCGTCAAAAATCGCAAGGGACGCAATAAAGCCCTGCTTTGTTTTTGCTCCTTTTGATAAGCATGTGATAGTCGAGAAATTCTGCGGATGCAAGATAGTTTTTGTGCGGCTCGTGACCTCGAGCTCTTTCGCCAATTCCGGCGATGACATGACCGCTAGTTCAATCGGCTCGTAGACACTTTTAGTCTGCGGCTGATCGAGAGCGGCAAGGTATGCCCTTCCACCCTTCCGTGAGAACAAATCGTAAAGGGCAAACACTGCATTGAGCGTTGACTTACCATTTTTTTTTGCCGTTGATATAACGGCGGTTCTTGTGACGCGGGTATTGTCTGCCAAATATTTAAATCCGTAAATACCGGCAATAATAAAAGCCTGCCATGGCTGGATCTGTATCGGTCCCCACTCGCCACCAGCGTTGACCTTGAGGTACTCTTCCGCAAAGTTGATAATAAGCGACACTTCATCCGCGTCAAAGTAAATGCCAAGGCTTTTCGCTTCCCGCTTCATTTTCTTAAAACGCTTTACTGCCTGCTTAACCGTCTTGCAGGTCATCTCCGGGTGAGCCTCGACCCAGTCAATATACTCATCCCACCGAGTCATTCTACCCTCCGGCGCTTTTTACTTTGTTTGTCTTTAAGTTTTTCGAGGACCCCCTGGGCAAGTTTTGTTTGCGAAATATCTAAAGCAAGCCGGGTACGCTGAATCGGACTGATACCGTACTTGAGTAAGATGTCATGGAAGGTCCTGACGCCTTTAAGGTACGCCCCAAAGAGGACTTTGTACTCTTTATCTGTTACTTCAAGTTTGCGAAGTACCGCAATCTGCCGCTCGGTCTCTTGCAGAATTAAAAACGCATTCTCCAGATCCGGGATGTCAGCATAGGATAAGACACCCCAGAGAATAAGCTGGTCAGTAAGCAAGCCCCATCGCTTTTTAATTTCTTCCGAGGTGATGCGAGCCGGCGGCTCGAGTTGCTCGCCTTGCGGTATCATCGGGAGCTGGTCATCGATGCGATGCCCATGTTTTTTTTCATCGTACACATTGAGGGCTTTAAGCACTGCAGTGGGCTTCCCATTACCACCACGACGGCCCTTAACCGCATCAGGGTTCAAATTCATAACCGCCCCCTATGGATTTCAAAATCAATCTTTGGCGCACGCTGTGGAGCGCCGTTTGTGGATAACATGTGGACAACTTTTTTTGACACCCCCCTATGGGTCTCGCTTGGTTGTGTATCTTTTTTCATACACCTTTACCCTTTTGTATTCGCCTCGATGTTGTCTCCAGTTGCGTCAGTCTCCGATGGCAATGTTCACATAAAACAATAAGATTTTCCGGGGCGTAGAATAGACTGGCATCACCTCGTGGTGGTTGGACATGATGCACTTGTAGCCCAACAGTTACACCGCAGATTGCGCAGTACGGTTGCCGTTTGATGATCTCGCTTTTAAGTTTTCGCCATTTGTAAGTACGATACATTGATTGGTTTGTTCGGTTTGCTGTGGCAAAAGGTTTTGATTCTGTAGCCGTTTGCACTGGGCGCTGGTGTCGCTCACAATAGCCTGGTCTATCAAGTATGTAATTACAGCCTGGAGTCTTACAGCGGTATAGTTTCATCATAAACCTCCCGCAGATCTTCGAGGCTAAGCATCGAATCGTCTTTTCGTTGAGCTCGAGCTGATTTGTCTTGGCTCTGTGTCACTATCTTTAAAACTTCAAAATACAAAGTCCCGACGGGGTTCTTGACAATGCGCCAGTCTGGACGGCGCGTGTAACGTTCTATAAGCCTGTAATATACTTCTTGCTTGATGTCATCGATTTTTTGTTCAGGAATAACAATTCGATGCCTAACAGCGTAAGTTATAATGAGACTATCGATAACACTCTCAGACAAGAGCATCATCTCCCCTAAGACTTTGGGGTTTCTTGTTTTTAGATATTTTTCTTGCAACTGTAAATATTCCATCTTAAAATTATTATTATTCATACTCAAAATGGGATATCGTCTTTGAATTCTTTACTGTCGTCGGCCTTTTGTTCTGGCTTCTTGTGGAAAAGTTTATCAACCTTGCCGGAGATAATTTTTATCTTAGTCATCTTCTGGCCTTCCTTCTCCCATACGTCTTGCCGAAGGACGCCTTGCACGCGGATCTTATCGCCCTTTGACAGTTTAAGTTCCTCAAAGGCCACCACGTCAAAGAAGCTGGCGGCTTCCTCCTTCCCGGTCCAGTAGTTGCTTGCAATTGAAAAAGTTGTGAACGGTTTTCCGTCTTTCGAGTATTTCAGATCCGCATCGCGGACCAGTCGACCTTCGATAACGACCAAATTAAAGTCTGTCATATATCCTCCTAAGTTAGTTATTATAACGCAATCCGCCATCGTTTGCAATAGCGGTTATTACCTCAATTAAACCGGTTAAAATTGCGTCGGTTTTGCTCGGTCGATGTTTAACACGATTTTTTATTTCCGACGCAATTTTTGGGCCTTCTCGTTCGTTTGGCGGCATTTTATAAATCATCACTGATACCGTGCTCCTCATCCTACATTCTCTATCCCCCCTATATCATCAATAAACTTTGTAAGCCGTGACTTATATATCAGTTTAGCTGTGCCTATCGGGCCATTACGGTTTTTCGCAACAATCAGTTCCGTAGGAACATCGCCATCCCCCTCCTCACGCTCACGATGCAGAAACATAACTACATCAGCATCCTGCTCTATCGAGCCCGTTTCACGAAGGGAATTAAGGGTTGGTTTCCTACCCTCTGCATCCCGTACCAATTGCGATAACACAAGGATAGGAATATCCAGCTCTTTCGCCATAGCTTTTAGTTTTCTACTTATATCGGCCATCTGTTCGAACCTCGGAATTTTAGGCTGCTCATCATCTATCAGGCTGATATAATCCACGGCAATCAATTTAACTCCATGATTGCGTACCATATCCCTCGCCTTTATCTGCAACTCGCTTATTTTAAGGCTGGATGATTCATCTATCCATAAAGGAGCGTTCTTGATTTTCTCCCCCGCCGCAAATATCAAATCAATGCTGTCCTTGCTCCGATACATCCCATTCTGTAAACCCCATAAGCTATACCCTGTTATACTTGCCATCATCCGGAATTCAAGCATTTTAGCGCTCATCTCCAAAGTGAATAATCCACATGGGATTCTTTCTTCGATAGCAAAATGCTCAAGCAAGTTAACCATAAAAGCAGTTTTACCAATTGACGGCCGAGCGGCGATTATTATGTACTCCCCGTTTCTGAACCCTGTTATATTTGCAAGATTTTTTAAATGCGGTTTCACTCCTATAATTTCGCCGCCCGTTTTTATCCCGTGTTCTATAAGGTTCATGACTTCAAGGATATAATCACCGGCAACATCATACCCTTCACGATTCAGTAACGAAGCTATCTCCATCGATTTTTTGGAAATATCTTGTATTATCTCCTCCCCACTATTTGCCGGGAAGTTTAGTTTATCCAATACTTGCAATGCCAATATCCGGCTTCTATTTTTAACATATGCATCGATTATTTTACCCGCATAGTATTCAATATTTGCCGATGAACCATAAGCATACACTATATCCTGGTAGGTTTTACTATCAATCGTAACTGTTTTTTTAAGCTCATCGTACAAAGAATTCGCATCAATATTCTGATTACCCCGATACATCCGCACCATCACTTCGTAGATAGCACCCAGTAGTTTCGTTGTAAAGAAACTACTCTTTACCCTTGCAGAATATTTTTCAAGTAATGAAGGGCTTAAGATAAGCTGGCAAATAAATATCATCTCGTTCTCGTTCACAATTCACCTCGCATTTTTTTTTGCAGATATTCTGCTATTTCCTTTTCTGCTCTCTCCCCTTTAATTTCCATTTTGCAGTTCATACAGAATCCATCGATTGTACCCACCCTGGAACCGCAATACGGGCAAGGCTCATTCACTTTCGGCTTCTTTTCTTTCGCCGGTTCATAATCCTCAATCGAATTAAGAAACGTACCCGGGTATTTAATAAACTTCTCTTCTACCCCAGTATCAACAATAAACTTTTTATACGTTTCAAGCCTGGCAAGTATTTCTTTCGGCGGGTATTTTTTCTTAATTCTCTGATATACCTTCTTAGCTTGCGTTTTACCAATCTTTCTAGGATAAGAAGTGTAGAAGGTATTGAAGTCACTATCCTCATCTGATTTTTTATCCTCACAAGGATATATTATATTTATTATAGATGAATCATTTATAGAAGAATCAGTTATAGAAGAATCTGAGGGTACATTTTTGTCCCCTGTAGAGGGTACATTTTTGTCCCCTGTAGAGGGTACATTTTTGTCCCCTGTAAATTTATTATCATTACTTAATAATTTATACATCAAATTTTTATCAAGTTGGTAATATGTTTTTGTTCCCCTAAAAGCCCCGAGTTTTTTTACTATTCTATGCAATACCGCTTTTTCTACTAAATTATGAAGGTATCTTTTTATACTTGTATCTCCTACAGGAAATCCCAGTATAGGAAGCTCTTCCGTTATTGTCCCATGATTTAACCAATAAAAACGGTCTCCTTTTTCATCGTCCTGGTATTCCATTCTCCCCGTTGATATAAAATCAATAAACCACCGAATAAATACTGCATCCCTGGTATCCAATCCATTTTCAATAAGGGCTTCCTGGCTAAACCCTTCAATCGTGTATTTCATTTTACACCTCTTTCTTTCCCTTTACTATTTCAATAAAGCTATGGTATCAATTTTCTTTCCCATGATTACACCTCTCTTCCTATTTTCCTGGTGAGCCAAAGCTCGCCTTTCCCAGTTACGAATATCCTTGAGTATACCCGGGATTCTCCTCCGGCAACGTAGGGCTCCTCTCGTACCACAAAGATACCGTTGTCAATAAATTCCTGGTAGGGAAGATTTACTCCGTTGTCCATATATAGGATATGCTCGTCTCGGAGCTTTTTGAAAAACTGTTTCGGCCCGTAGCCAAGTATTTTCGCTACTTCCTGGAGGCTCTTTAACCCGCTTGAATCTGATATTTTTTCGTATACTTCTACTTTCGGCTTCGCTTCGGCAAGTTCAGCCCGCAAACGCTCAACCTCGGCTTTATGGTAAGCAAGAACCTTGATAGTCATTTCCTCGATATCAAGGGCAGTAAGTGCAGAATCAACCTTACTTTTCAAAGTAAGGTCACGAGGAACAAGTGATTTTTTTAGAATATAAACCTGCTTCTCATTTAAATATGTTACCTTCCCATTTTCAACAATTTCAGGGAAAAGCTCCCTAACCTTGTTTCTTATCGTACTTTCGGCAGTCCCTAATGCTTCGGCGACTTCTTTCACGGTCATCCTTTTCTCGTAAAACGGTAATTGCTTCTCTTCCATGGTTCTACTCCTTCAGGCAATAAAAAAGGCCTTAGTGATCCCCCCGGGCGGGGTTCGGGACGGAGTAGACATCCCTGGGATCACTAAAGCCTCTGATTTATGCTTCTACTCAGCATATCCGTCAATACCCGCCCGATATTGACACTGTAAATATAACTCATCATAATTATTTTGTCAATAGCCTTGACAAATATTTTTTTCTGCACTATATTATAGAACGGGCACTGGCTTCACCTCCTAGCTGGTACCCGTGCTTTTTTTATCAGCTCAAGTATTTCCATCCATTCAGTCACCGCATCAACGGCATCGTATTCGTAAAACTTATACTTACCCGTTTTTAGTATATGTACACTTGCGATTTTCTCCGCTTTCTTGTAAGCGATAAAATACGCCCCGAGCTGGAGCCTATGCCAGGGCTGCTTCTCCCCTGTTTTGATATCCAGTATAAACCTATGCCCGTTAATCACCGCAACTCGATCCAGCCTACCAGCATATCCTAGCTTCGGTTCACATACTACCAACTCAACCGATTCAATGCCTGTTGGTTCTTCGCCAAAAAAGGCATAGCGCATTACGGCTTTCATGACACGGATATACGATTCGTCTTGGAGATGTTCCAATGCTTCGTAAAACGAGAGGTAGAAAACAAAACTGTTCCTTTCCATGCTTAACTCCTTGTTTGTTAAGTTCTTATTCAGTCTCCATGCCCCTATCCCTATTACATCGTCCCCTATTGCACTGTATCACACATTATGATATAATGCAATTGACAGACAAAAAAGAGGGTTTACTTTCCTTGTTTAACTCCTCCGTGTCTTTCGTCCTCCTGCCCCGGCTCGTCACCGGGGCCCTTTTTTATTTATTGCTTACTGTGATAGTACCTATAAACGGGTAGTAAGAAGTTTTTCCGTCAACCTCGATTTCGTACGGCTCATCTTTGAGCGGTATAATCCTAACCAGCTTTCCCTTATGTACAGGCATCCCGCTGTCGCCCATATCGCTGACCATGTCGAAGTTGACCATTGACAAACTATAGCCGTAATAGACTTCAGCTGAAGTTTCGATTTCGGTTATACCCTTGCCGCCTACACTAGTCCTGCTTTTGATAACTTCCGACGGAATATCATAAACATCGGTTGGTCCGTAAAATCTCAAGTAAACATTCTTGCAAAGCATATCGTCCTCCTATCGGTCTTCGACCAATGATTTATTGTTTTCAGGCTTTACCATTTTTTCTTTTGGTTCGAACCTGAAATACGGCTCAATGTTAACTAGTATCTTTTTCTTTGCCTCATTGTAGAAATTCTTTTTAATCTCGAAGCCATAAGCTCTGCGGTGCAGATTGCTTGCGGCCAATAGCGTCACACCCGATCCGGCGCATGGGTCTATAACTACGTCGTCATCGTCGGTAAAGATCTCTATCAGCATCTCAAGCAGCTTCAACGGTTTTTGGGTTGGGTGTACTTTCGGCGTCTCGGTATCACGTACCCAGTCCATGCAGTTGAAGATCATCCGCCCGTGGTTGTTGAATTTCGGCAGTTTATCGCGATAAAGCAGCATTGCATATTCTGTATTCCCGACAATGCGCATGTTAGCTTTTAGAACCTGCGGGGAAAAATCTTTCCTGAAGCAAAGGTTGATATAATGGTTGAGCCCGTGTTTTTTTGCCTCGTTTATAATCTCGAATTGCTGCTCAAAAGAACAGAATACGATCATCGCTGGAGCTTGTCCCCGTTCTTTCGGTTCTGGCTTTAACATTCTGCTACAAAACGCAAAGAATTCGGGAATCTTAAAACGCTCATCGGTATCAAAGAAAGGTTTGCCTGCAAGCTCGCTCTCTCCGTTCTTATTATCGCCGTCGACGTACCACTTTGGATTTGAGCCGTAAGCATCTTTGCCGACATTGTACGGTATATCGGTAAGGATGAGCTGTGCTTTTGGTATCCCATAGACTTTGTAATTCTGGAAATGGTCGTTGAAAAGTTCTATCCGCTTCATAAACACCGCCATTCACGGGGCCGAAGCCCCGGAGTTTTTTAGAAAATATCAGGCTGAACCGCAGCCTGTTTTCTCTCGTTGAGTACCTTCTCCCACGAATTTATCGCCGCTTCAAGGGCATCCTTCGTGAGTGTGTCCCACGTACCTGCCCAAGCCTTTTTCTGTCCTTCCCGCTCCTCTGGCTTAATTAGCGGGTCCTTCATGATCTCTACCAGCTTGTCCTTTAACGGCTTCAAATCGTCGTGTTTTACTGGATCCGCCTTTACAGGTGCGGTCCTATCGATTGGCTTCTGGACGCTGATACTGTTTGCGTCGTCGTCCTCCTCACTGGCGACGCCGAGGATCCCTGCTAGCGAGTACCGGCGGGCGTAGGTTACCGCCGCCCCGTAATCTTGCGGGGTTGCCTCTTTGGCACCCTTTGCCACGACGGGCATTGTGAAAGCTTCCTCTATCCACTCCCCGCTTTCGTGTATAATGCGGGTTGTGATAATGACGGCCTTCTCGCCGTCTCCGCTTACGCCCTGGATGATGGCAAGACCGTATTTTGCCAATACGGGCCTGACTTCCTTAATTAAATCCGCAAGAGCAATGTACTTACTCTTATAATACGGATTGTCGCTGTCCGCCAAAAGCTTTGGCATTTCGGCCTGCGCCTTTACAATCGCTTGCGCGATTGCACCGATTTTCTCAGACGTTGTCATTTTCGTCCTCCGTATAAAGTTTGTCTAACGGGATACCTAGGGCATCCCGTATTTT